TGGCATTTGATATAGTGTTAATCAGATTAACCATTTCAGGTTCTGCTATACCTGTCTGTGTGGCTAACTGTCCCACGGTTATGGCTGCCTCATTCATTTCCTGAGCCATACCTTCGGCTTTACTACCGATATTCCCTATCTGTTCGGCAGTTTGTAATAGCATCCCACTGTTGATTATTCCAAGGTCATCACTTAATCCTTGTACTGCAGTACCGGCTTCGTTACTTTCTTGTTCCAACTGGTCGGCTGCATCTGCAGCTTCAGTAAGACCGGAACCGTCAATGTTATTACAGTAATCGATAACATCCTGTATACTACCGGTGGCCTCTGTGGCACTGGTTTCCATTTCATCAAAACCGGTAGTGGCTTCAGTGGCACTTTCCTCAAAAGCAGTACCCATCTCATTAGCACTTTCACTTACACTCTGGAATGTGCTACTTGCATCGTCAACAGCACGTAAGATAATCTCTAATTCTTCATCCATAAGTTATCAAATCCTATATCTTCTTTTTAAATTTTATTCCGTGTGCCTCACAAAGGGCTGACAGTTTCATGTTAATCTCATTCTCACGGTTTAGTGAGTGTGCAGCCATTATGTTTAGGTATGCTTGTTGAAAAACAGTACATTCATTATACGAATCAAACACCGGTACCGCTTCGCAATGAGTACGGTACAGTATCTGCCCTTCCTTACTTTTTGCGAAACTGTTTAATAATAGTCAAATCATTATCAGTAAGGGTACTGATTCGGATAACTTCTGTAAAAATAAGTTCAGGTAAACCTACCGGTAAACTCTTAACATTCTCAACAGTCACTTCCTTACCCAGACTCCATGCAATAGCAGTGTACATAGCCTCTGTCTGATGTTCGTTGAATTCACCTGCATTCACATCAATATCAGTATTAGTGGTTACACTCTGCCTTTTGCCCTGTGGATTTACACCAACTTTCATTACAAAGCCTTTTTTTTCGATGGCCTGTAACTGGCTTAATTCTCCACTGGTTAATGGTCTTATTTCGAATGGGTAATCTTCGTTTTCGTAGTTGATTGTTACGGTTTCTACAGCGTTTTTACCTGTTGTCAGTTTGTTTAATATTTCAATATTACTCATATTTTCACCATGTCATAATATTATAAAAAAAGTAGCATCAAAGATTCTAAAAAAAAATTTTAAAAAAAAGAATAAAAGTGGAGATTATGAATCACTGGTCACAATCTCTTCCTGATAATTTACAAGTTTCACATACATATCAGTTTCCACTTCTGTGGAACCGTCTGCAAGTGTTACACTGCCACTGCCGAGAGTGTCTAATGATATTGTTGCTTCAACTGCATCAACATTACTCATACTGTACTCAACTTGTAAAGTACATTTAGGGAACACTATCTTACATGCAAGGTCGGAATCCTCACAATGAGCAATATTAAGCTCCAATGGTAACTGTAACAGTTTACAACTGGAAGGTTCCAAAGCATTTACCTCACCATACTGTGCGTCCAATATGGATCTAACAGTATCAGCTGTCAAGGTGGTAGTGATACTTAATTCGTTTTCACGTTTTCCGGCCGGAGCCTGTTTCTGTGGGAACCTGCTTCCAAGTCCAATAACCTTATCCACATCATGATTATTGCTTCCTTTAAAGGAGAATGCTGTGTTAACACCGGTTAATGCCTGATTGTTAAGTTTCAATGATATGTCATAGAACATAATAAAGATTTGTTCTGCATCCAGTTCATCAGGTCTGGTAAAGGTTTCACCACTTTCACCAATGATACCTGCTTTTTCTGTCTTATATAACCAGTCTGCAGCTACAGTCATGCTGTCATTGGAAACTTCAAGGCTTAATCCGTCACATAATAACCCGTAAATATACTTTTTAAGCATATCGTATACGGCTATTGCACGGAAACTGGCAAGGTATTTGCCTTCGCCTCCCCAAAACTCATGAATATAGGTTTGTTTATGTCCACTTGCAGGTGATGCTCCTTCAGTATATTCGTAATTGTCAAGGTATGCACGGAAATACCATGCTAACTGCTGCAGGTCTGCATCTGCTGATGTGGAACCGGAAGGTTTCATTATACCTGCACGTACCCTTTTATTCATACGAGAACCACCAGACTTAATGACTGGTTCATCGTTTAATTTGAAATCAACATCGTTAGCTTGATTCCAGAAGTCAGGGTCAAATGCAGATTTTGCAACACTGTTTCCGTAGGTTCCTTCGACTTCTAATCCAAATCCACGGTCTGCCATTTTTATTAATCCTCACTATTATTGTTATTTTGTAATTGTTGACAACATAAAGTCCAATTCACAATATGGTTCACATTCAAGATTACACCTGTAACCGGTAATTTATCACTTTTACCATTAATAGGGACATAACCGACCGGTGAGTAAGTTTCAAGTGTAATGTTTCTTATCATACGTTTTCCTGGTAACATTTCTGCTTGTAATGTTTGCCAGTGTTTGAGTACTGATAATATTACACGGTTTGCCAGGTTCTGACTTAGGAGGTTCCCTTCATCAAGGTCACGGTCATACACTCCACAGTCAAATTCAAATGGAGTGGTTAACTCCATTGTTTGGCTTATATCGGCCTGCCGTTTGGCTGTGGTGGGGTGTTGAGTAATCCATATTACCGGTTCGTCAACACTACCATCGTTAAAATAAGAATTAACTACAGTTTCCACATCCTTTAATAAACCGTTTTCCACTCTTTCGGCTTCTATACAACCAATCATAATCTGATACAGTTTTTCAAAACCGGTTAATATATTCACATTATCGTTGGTTATTGTAATACCTCCTGTACACTTCTTATTTTAAACTCTTCCAATCTGGCCTTTGTGGCTGTGAAACTTTTTTCAACAAAATGCTTACCAGTGATTCCCTTAACCATATGTCCAGTACTCATTTTAGGTTTTTTGCCTACAAATTCCCCCCAGAACAATGCCTGTTTATTCTTAGGGGTTATCATATGTTCAGGTGTACCCTGGTCCTGATAAATGGCATATTTTGCAGGTGACTTAATAACAACTTCATCATCACTTTCAGATTCCTTAAACCATGACTTAAGCAATCCATGGTCTACAGGACTGTTCTCCATCAGGTTATCAATCATCTCCTGAGAGGCATAACCTAATATTTTCTTACTGATAAGTGGAGCTTTCTCAAGTTTACCCTGCAATTGACCTAAGTCCAAGTCTACGGATACACTAACCATAATCTAACACCAACCATCATCTTTTTTTCCAGTGATTGCAAAAACACCCAATCTGTTAAAGTGTCTGCTTTTGTCTCTTATGAAAGGTTTTAGATCCTCTTTCAAATCACTAGTGAAAACATCACTACCGACAGTTTGTATACTCCAATCATTAACCTTAATAATTGGACTATCCCTTTTTTGTATTGCCAAGGTCACCATGTTACTGGTTAATCGTAGACATACGTTTTTAACGGCATCAGGTACACTTTCTTCAGTATACTTCCGGTTAGTGTAGCTTTCTATCAATGATTGTGATTGGAGTATCCAGTCATCCACAATACTGGTTAAACCGTTCTCATCAGTTTTTTCAAGGTTTAGGTGTTTAGGTTTTAAACCGGTGAATTTCACCACATCTTCTACACTAATCCACATTTTGTTGTCAACTCCATAAAAAAAATAATTTATTCGTCTGGTAGTTTACCAGTACGAATATATTCATATAAAGCTCTTCTGTTTCTTTTTACTGCTATTGGTAATTCATCGAAAGGTAATAATTCTGCTTTCTTTGGTTTTTTAGCAGTTTTTTTCTTATCTGCCATACTGCATCACCTTAGTCGGTTCCGGTATTTGCAGCATCTTCCAATGCTTTAATCCTACCGAGGATACTTGCTGCAGTGTCTTCGTCACCGATTGCAGTTTCAATTGCAGTGACATCTGCTTCAATGTCTGCACATCTCTTTTTGAGACTTCCTGCATCAGTATCCTTTGAACCTACTGCAGCTTCCAATGCAGCTATTTTAGTGGTTTGAGTGGCATCGTCACCGGTCAATTCCTTTACTTTTTTCTTAAGACTCATAGACATACTAGTCCAACCTCCCTATAAAAAAAGGAAAAAGTCAACTGGTTTTTATAATAAACCAGCTGCTTCTGATGCAGTGATTTCACCGACAATTACACTGTCAGTCCATTGTACACTGGCATCACAACGGATACGGTAGAAGTATTCGGTTTTTTCATCTTTTACAATACGGTTAGGTTCCACGGATAAATCCTTGTAAACACCATACCATAAGAACTCAGGAACAGTTAAAATAGATGGGACGTTACCATGTACAGTTCTACCATCTGCTGCATCCAATACTGGAGCATATTTAACAGGAATACCTTTGTACCTAAGTTGGTCGTTGTTGAGTAATGAACTGTCACCAAGACCGGTTTCACGATCCATCAAGTACTCTCTGTAAGCTTCCTGTACTTCGAATGGTACATAGAAAGCAAGGTCTTTCATGAGGTTAGCCTGTCTGTATGCTGCAGGCATTTTGTAAATCATCTGGTCGAACATTCCGGTAATTCCGTCGGTGGATAATGTGAAGTCAGCTGTACCTGAACCGGCAGCTGTAATTACACCTTGGGAATTTACTTTGGTTCCGGTTTTTGCCCATCCGTCCATAGTTGAGAATAATGGGTCTGGGTTACCGGAGTATTTGTAGGTGGTGTCTCCGAATACACATACTGCTTCAAGGTCGATACCGATTGCTTCACCCATCATAGTAAGGAGAGTCTGTTCGAACTGTTCCCTGCTGATGTTGTCTTCTTTGTCATCATCAAGTAAGGAAGTTTTTGCTTTTAATTTTTTAGCGTCAAGTTCTGCTTTACCGAATCCAATAGTAGCTTCAGTGAGGTTGTCTTCGGTGTCACCGTTGGAATCGTAACCGTTCTGTAATACTCTGCCAACTATTTTAGTGGAGGATACTACCTGTTTCATACTGTTCATTTTACGGAAACTTGCATCCATGAGTATGGTTTGGTTTGCGATTGCTGCACGCATAAAAGTGTTAAACTGTTCATCATTCAATAAGGCCTTTGCAGTAGCCATGTCGCTACGCATGGACTTGAAAACTTCTCTTTCGTTTTCGTTTACGATTTGAGATAAGATATGTTCATTTACCATGAATAATCACTCCATAAATATTAATTTATTTTTTTCTGGTTCCATCAGGGTTTCTTCCTAATGCTTCGTAGATGTTTTGAGGTTTACTCTTCTGTGCAGTTATGTTGTCATGTACAGGTTCGGCTTTACTTTCGCCTTTTTCTGCATTTACCTCTTCATCTTCTTTTTCTTTTTCTTCTGGTTCGGATTCTTCTTCGGATTCTTCGGTTTCAGTAACCGGTTCCTCAGTCTCTTCCTCATCAGTTTCTTCAGGTTCTTCAACTTCTTCACTCTTTTCAGCCACTGGGTCAACAGGAGTAAGTGCTTCTTTAAGGGTTGCCTCAAAGGATTCCTGCATAGACTTCAAAGCAGCATCAAACTCTTCTTTGAGTGAGTCAATTTTAGTTTCAAGTGAAACTACCTGACCTTTCAAAGCTTCCACTTCTGCTTCTTCAGTCATGCCCATAGCAGCAAGTATTTTACTTTTCATACTTTTAACATCTTCAGTCATTATTTCACCATCCATTATATCGCATAATTTACTGTCATGTAAACACGGTTTCTTTACAAGGGATACGCTTAACACTACAGGGTCAACCACATCCTTTATAAGTCCGGTACCTGCACTATTAAGGCTCTTACAAGCAGAAGGTAATGCAAGGTTTTTATCACTTTTCAATGCCTCCAGGTATTGGTCGGCACGGTTACGGTTGAATACAGATGCACTGTAACCAGTGTAACCTCCTTTCAAGGCAGTCTGTATGGCTTCCTTGTCGGTGATTTGTGATGTGATAAACCAGGTACCACTTGGATAAGTTTTAGATCCTTCAAGGGTGTCCATAGTGGTATCTTCTGTTAGTAAGAATGAGTGTATTGGGTGGCCGATTTTTCGGCCGTTTTTTGTTAATCCGTGTTCGTGGTCTACGAATTGGTATTTTTCGTAGGATTCTGCGAAGTTTCGGATTTGTTGTTTTGTCAGTGGTGGTTCACCGTTTTCATAGTCACAGTCCCTGGCTTCTGGTATCATTACTGGGGCTGTTAGGTTTATGGAACCGTCACTGTTCTGGGTTATGGTTGTCATAATTATTCAAAAAAAAGGAAAAAATATTATTTTTGGAGGATACAATAGAACGGACAACAAGATGAAAAAGACAATTTAACACTCTTTATCAGGGACTTCCTTATATTCTAAATACGGAGAAAAAATTTTGTATTATTAAAACAGAAAGAAATTTTAATTTTGAAGCTTATTAATTAATTCGACGATTATGATATTTTATAAAAAAGGACTTAATATGATATACATTAAAAAAAAACAAAAAACAAAGACTGTAAAACGCAATTTGAACATTTTGACATATTGCTCTCTTAAAAAGAATGTTTTGGTGTTTATTATTCCCCATATTTTTTAGGAAGTCTTGAGTGTTTACTTGTCTCCAACCCTTTATTGTCCGTTTTATTGTACCCTCCTTATAAATTGAAGGTTATTATATGGAGAGTCCTATGTGGTTTTTGTGCTCTCCTTACTATATACAGTGGACAATTAGAAAACATGGTTTGTGGGAGAGCGTGTGAAAACTAATCGAAGTATCATTTCAAGTGTAAAAAAAGTAGAAAAAAAGTCGATTCATTACCAAGAACCATTTGATAATGAACCAATATAAACTGAAAAAAAGTTTAGAAATAAAAGTTTATGAATATAAAAAAGGTTTAAGAATGAATAATCACATCTTCATTCCTTTGTTCTAATAAATACTCCAAACCATCATGGAAAGCAGTTAAAGTATAATTAGACCCATCAAAACATAACTCCAAATGTTTCATAATGTCTTTAAGTGTCCATTTATGAGTGTTATCCTCCATAGAATAAACACTATCTGCCCAATCATCATCAATTGGAACTTGAAGTAACCAATCTGGACAGTTCACATTATCTCTTTTAAAAAGGTCTTCTAATAACATCTTATTTCTCCCTTAAATAATTTGATGAAATACTCATAATGCTTTGGATACATTAATTTATATTCTTCGAAGGTTATATCTTTTTTGATTAATTCTCCATTTTCTCTATATTCCACTTTAATTTTTTTATGTTGGTGGGATGGATTTGATAACATATAACTAACATATCCTCCATGTTCTGCAAATGCTTCAGATATTTGAGTATTTGCATACCATGTAAAACCAGGTTCCTCTTGATGAATCTTAACAAACTCCTCTTTAGAAGATAATTCAAGTCCCCATACCTCATCTGTTTTTTCATAGGCCTCCCTACTTTTATCAATACTATGTGTGAACTCGTGGTAGATTGTCATTTCCCATTCACGTGCATTGTTAGGGTCTCTCTCCCATATAAAAGCAGTTTTTCTTTTTCCCCCTCCTTTAAAGTATTTGGGGTTTATTACTATCCTATGGTTAGGGTCCCTTTGAAGTTGTCCCATACGATAACGTGAGTTAAATGAATTATATCCTCCTACTCTTGCACTTAATGAATCATACCCTGTTTTTGTGGAGGTATGGTGTATCCCTTGATTTGTATTCTTAAACCATATTTCATCTGTTTGTCTTTTAAGGGCATCTGGAACTTTAAACACTTCATTGATTATTTCATTAGGAGTAGCAATTCCCTTTTTTGTATAAGATTTTACAGCCCCATCTTCAATCCTAATGATTAATGGTTTATCATGATCGTAAGTTTGTACAAATTTATGATATTTCCTACCATCATAATCGTAGATTTCTACTCCTTCATATTTGGCTCCGTGATGTTCAGCCAATTGTTGGAAATCCATTTTACCTAACTGCTCATCAGTTAGGACATTTCTTCCATTAATATCTACATTTTGAGATTCCATACTTGGAGTTTCAATCTGTTCAAGTATCTCATTAATATCTTTAGGTGTAGCATCAATCTTAATCAAATCTTCTTCCCTGAACTGTTCCATACCAGGAGGAGCCATATAACCCAAAGGCATAACAAAAGGTTTATTACTGCACCTGCAATTAATCCATTCCCAAATATCACCGGATGTATCACCAGGATAAGCTAACCCATTACTGTAAGTGTCGCCTATTCTTATGATTTCTCCATCCATTTTAATGTGGTCTGCAAGGTCGGAATCTTTTGTACCCCTAGTCCTACCATCATTAACACTTGACCATTGGGTATACTCCACACCATCTTCCTGGTACTGATCATATACGGCCGTATTATGTGCTCCATGAATTTCAGTCCTGGCAATACGTTTAGCTTCCCAACTCTCTAATTGGTCGAACCTGCGATTAATACTGTTGGCTACATCATTAATACCTTTACCGTTACGGTAACCCTCTGTGATTATACTGTTAATCTGATTGTCGACTCTTGATAATGTCCTTTCACTTGCAGTAAAGGTATTGTTCAGCATTCTTTGTTCGGCTCCGGCATGTGTACCGAACAAATCCATAGTATTATCCTTCTTAATAAAGGCCGATAATGGGATGTTCTGTGCACTTTTGTAAGAATGTTTACTGGCTTGTTTATTTGCCATCTTAAGTAATCTTTTTGCTTCTGCTTGACCGAGTTTGTATTCTCTTAACTTGTACTTCCGGATTATCTCAAAATAATCCTTCAATGCTATATGTACTGGTGCACATATAAGGTCAATCTGTCCCTTGAACATCTGGTAGTCACTCCAATACTCATCCAAACTAGCCAATACTTCCTTTTTCAGTTTTTTAAAAAATTTGGATAAGTCCCTTTGGAGTAACTCCTCATTATTCCTTGACCTCTTCAACGCCACCTGTGCTGCCAGTATGTTCCTCTTTGTCTCCAGTGCTAAAGTCATCTTCAACCTCTTCCTTACCACGCAAGTTATTCTCCAAATCAGCCAGTATACTATCCACTTCCAACATTGGGTTTTCATCGGTACTGTTCCATACCTGCTCTAATGGAACCCAGTTAAGGTATCTGGCATTCAAGTAATAGTCATCGACATCTTCAACGGTTAAACCAAACTTACTACCGAAGTTATCAATAAGGTCTTTTATAGTCATTGCTCCACGTGCAAACAGGAAATCAGCCAACTTCAAATCATCAGTATAATCAATCGGAGCAACATCTTCTATACTGAACCTCCAACTCTGGATGCCGAACTCTTCCATAATCTGATTAATGAGTGATTCACATTCGGCCTTAATCGGTGCAATAGTACCATATTTATAACTGGCTGAAGTGTTGTCACTGTTGTTACCGTTAAGTTTACCTGCATCATAAATACCCAATCTTGACGGATCTACATGATGAGCATGTAAAACTTCATCCCTTGTATCTTTACGATACATACGGAAATGACCTTCTTCAGTCTGAACACTTAAAGGAGTAATGTTGATTTCAACTTTACCTTCTCCACCTTCAGATGGAATGGTAATTACCATAGCTGAATGAGGATTACGGATGATTTCCCTTATCTGTTCACCAATCTTGTGACGTAGTGTTTGGGTTACATCATAGTTAGGGTTTTCAGTACCATCATCCAAGTATGGTTCTTCATCGTAATCTGCAAAGTCTCCTGTAACAGTGACTGCAAACTTAGGCATACCGAAGTTATCAAAGAAACTGTTATTATACTTGACTGCTGAAAGGTCTCCCTTAATACTACCCAGACAACTTATGATTGGTGGTCTGCCATAATAATCAGTTCCTGGAGCATACTCCATACTCCATAACAACTCATTAGCGCGTTTATGTGGGGGTAAACTATTAAATGGTTTGAATTCACCACTGTCGGCATCCACATCACATAACTCACCATCCTCATTATAATTCTTACCATACAAGACAAACCATACCTGCTTACCAGTAGTGGTAGTATGCAGTACACGTTTTAGGTCGGTATGTCTTCTTAGTGTATGTGCAGGTATATGCTTAAGTCGAGTAATTTCAGATTTACTGTCGGTTTCACGGATTACCTCCAATGCGCCGTAACCTATACTTCGACGGTCATATACTAACCTTTGCAGGTGAGCATTAATGGATGGTTTACAGTTTTTCAGTAACTCTTCAAACCGTTCCCTTTCACTATCTACAGTTTCCACACTTTCAACAGGTTTCAAGGTATAGTTTACACCGGTACTGTCTATAGCCACTGCTTCCACACATGCAGCATGATAAGTATACAGGTCCAACAATTCCACCAGATAATACGGATTATACTTTGGGTTAAGTATACTCTTACCTATCAAACTAGGATTATCTGGTACCTGCTTACTGCCGGTGGTTGGATCCACATTTGCTTTCATGGAATATTTTTCCATTTCCAGATTATCTATCACATGGATGTTCTCATCCTTATCCACAGTTACTATGAATGAATCAGCTTTCTTTTTCTTAGTCATGATTTAATCACCAATACTTTTTATATAAAACTTTAAAACTATGCATTTATCTTAGGTTTAGGCCGTTTCCAGATATTAGCAGACCCTGTAAGACTGTCTGTAATATCGTCAGGTTTACCTTCCTGACCTGTGAAACTTACAAGATGGTCTATAATATCAATATTCCATTCACCTTTTAACCAGTAAATACGGCCTGCTTCAGCCAATGCTTCAAGGTTGAAACTACGAATATTTTTCTTTAACCTAACTTTATCCGGCCTAATATTGAATTTCTTAAATAAAGGATTTCTGGCTAATTGAGTAATTAACAGTTTACTACCTGCAGCCGGTTCCTGTTCAATACGTATTTTAACTTTTTTACCATCCTTTAATGCTGTTCTCTCAAAGGCATTCAAGGTCTGATTTGCAGTATAGTTTCCACTGTTAATATTTTGGATGTATAGGTTGGTTCCGTCCCAACCGGTTAATGCTCCACTGGTGGCATCTCCTTTAGGTCCACTGGCACCGAAGTCCCAGTAACGCATATGCGGCAACTTGAAAGGATACTCCTCAGGTTCTAATTGACGGTATATTTCACCGGTTTCCTCATTCATAAACCATTTTCTTTTGAAGATGTTACCATCACGTTCCTGTGGTTTTCCCTGGTATATGGCATTGAATAGGTATGAACCGATTTCTGCTTTTTCATTCATTAACCATTCCTTATCCCTCTGATAAGGCCATAATACCTCTCCGGCTTTACGGTGCAATATATCCCTGGTAGGGTCTGTGCATATTGCAGGAATGTTAAGGTCAACCCATGTATTAGATGGAATGGTTCCTCCATTGTCTAGGATTTCAAAAGCATCCTTACCATCAATATATGGAGACTTTTCCTTTATGATTCCATGTAAGTCTTTCAGGTGTAATCTTTGAGCTATGACAATGATTATCGGTGGTTTTCCATTGGTTCTTCTTTGCAGTCTTGACCTTACCACACCGTTAAACCATTCTCTTAACTTTTGTTGTTTCACTTCACTTTCGGCATCTGCAACATTTTTTATCGGATCGTCCACAATGAAAAGTCCTGCACCGAAACCCATAATGGAACCTGCTGCACCTACAGCCAACATCTGCCCCTGACGGTTACGAATGTTGAATTTGTTTTTAGCTTTGCTGTCTGTACTTAACTGAACATGGTAAGGACTGTATTTTTTACCGTAATGGTTTATTATATCCTTGACCTGTCCTCCAAATTCGGATGCTAAACCCTGACTGTAGGAGGATAAAATTACTTTGTCATCAGGGTAATGTGCTAAAAAATAAGATACGAGATTCCTTGAGATTAATGTGCTTTTACCATGTCGGCTAGGTACACTTAACATTATCCGACTGACTTTACCATCAATGGCATAATCAATCAGTTTCATTATATGCAGGTCAAAGTCTCTAGGTTTCCATAATCCATCGTTGACTACAACACTCCATCCACCAATGGTTAGGTTTTCTTCAGCTATAACTGCAGTCATCTCTTTTCCACCATTCCCCATAGAATATCGTAGATGTGGTCTCTATGTTCCTGGTCTTCAAAGTATGGATTAGGGTCAATAGGTATGATTTCTTCTTCAGGTTCTGTTTCCTGGTCTAAAGTTAACCTTGTTCTTATCCTTGTCCAGATACTGTTGATTTCCTCTTCAATCTTCGCTTTTTTATAAGTGTTGTCAAGTGTAGGGTCAATCTTTTCCAGGTCTTCCAATGTTTTATGCCTTGCCCTTAACCTGTCAATTGTTTTAAAATCAGTTATAGTGTCCTTCAAGTATTTCTTATCATATACTTGTCTGGCCTTTTTTTTATCATGTGCAGTCATTTCATCAACATAGTTCTGGGAACACTCTTCCCATTTATGCTGATTAAACCAATGGTTTAGGATTTGTTTGAGTGATGGGTATCTGGGTTTGCCTTTAGTGTAGTGTTTCCATTCAAATTCAACATCTTTCAACATTTGTTCGAAATTCTCTGCAAAGTATGTGACAGTTAATTCGTTGTAAACATCTTGTAGTTTCTTTTTACAGTATACTACCTTTGTGTCATAAGCATAATTGGTTTCTGCCGGTTTTTTATCCTTATATTGAGGTATACTCATAAAAATCACTACATTTAAAAATGTTGAATGGAATTAAAAAAAAGTAGTATTTTTCAATGTAGTATGAAGTTAAAGATAAATGTTAATGCTGTGAAGAAGATTGTTATAACAGATAGTATCATAGTGAATCTGTTACGGTAATCATTCACTTGTTCTTTGTTGGCTGCCAGTTCGGTTTCTATAGCCTTTAATCGTAACTCTAATTGGCTGTCCTCTTTGTTGGATTGTATCTTGAGTTGGTTGAAACCTTCCAACAGTTCATCCATTTTCTTATCCATACCCTCTATTTTTCTGTCAATATTATCCAATCGTTTATCCTTGAAGTCTGCTCTTGCTTCTAATCGTTCTATTTTCCTTGATTGTCCTTGTATTTGTTCTTCGTAGTGGCAATCATGTAGGTTAGGTGTCATCTTCCACCTCTTTGTTTTCGTAATCGTCATTCATTACGGTTTCTTCTGGTGGATATCCTAATACTGTTCCCATATCTACAGTTTTACTGTTTCCTAAGAAGTTGAATGTGTTTGGGTATTTGGCATCTATGTATGATATTCCCAGGAATATTACTGATCCTATTATCCGTGCCAGTGTTGCTGCATCCACTGGTAACTTTAGGCCGTATGCTGCTAATGTTCCTATGAACCATCCTGCTAACCACATACTGAAGAATTTTACTATTGTACTTATGTTTCCTATATAGTTTTCCATGATATGCTTCTCCTAAAAAATTAGTTTTATGTGAAAATAATTTAAAAAAAAAAGAATTTTAAAAAAAGTTCTGGATATAAAAGTATGGGAGTGTACTAAAAAAGGGAGTATTAAGTAAAGGAGAAACAATCTCTAAAGGATATACGAAATATGAAAATATACAATATACATAAATTAACAATTAAACCCTCAGATAAGGGAATTATTATAAGGGTGTGTAGAATAATAGATTTTTTTAATTATGAAGATTCAAAAAAATTTTTAACATTTTGGTCGGTTGATGAATATATCCTTGATTAAAAACAATTACACCTTTTATTACTCTTATTCTCCCTTCCTTTAATGTTTCACCCCCACAATATATTATATCCATGTGTAGGTTACATTTTTTGAAACTATGTCAGTTCAAAGACAACCCTACCCATTAAGGCAGGGAATGTTGGAATCCAGGAATCGAACCTAAAATACTGGCCTTATAACCAAATCCAATTAACTATACCTATGTTTAACTACTGGTTTCCCATTACAGTAGATGGGAGGACATTCATGCACAAGTCCACAACGGAGACAGTAAACCTCTGCATGAACATCGTCCTTTGCAAATTTATTACTATGGCATTGTTTGCATTTGTATTTCATTTTACATCTACATGGCTAAAGTTATTCTATTTCTTTAAAGGTAAACCAATGAGTCAATCAATTAATGGTTGTAGCAAGAAGACTAAAACAATAGTCCTCTTACTATATACAGTGGACAATTAGCAACTCCCTATATGGTTTTCCATTTCCTCCAATAAACAACGTTGTTCATGTTCCAACTTATTAATATAACTCCGTTGGAAATCAACAGTCGTTTGTAATAAGTCCATCACATGTTTTTGAGACTTAAGAATAGTATCCTGAGTGTTTAAAATATCAGTGAGAACTCTACCATCCATACTCTCAATGTAAAGGTATTCATAATAGGCTTCCAGGGCCATTTCCTTTACTTCTTCTGTAGTGTATTCCTTTTCCTCAAGTTCCTCTTCGTATTTTTCCAGGTATTCCTGGATGAACTCTTCCTCACTTTTCACACTCTTATTGTCTACGATGTAATATGTTTCATCATGATCTAAAAATTCAAACCTTTCACTCATTGGTTAATCCCTCTTTTTCTTCAAGTTTCTTTTTTAAATTTTCTATAGTTTCAGTTTTAATATTGCATAAATGTTCCAGTTCCCTTATCCTGGCCATATGGATATTGTACTCCACATAATTGGAATCAGTTATTAAATCATTAATCACTTGTTGTAGTTTGTCTTTGGATGTCTGTAATTCCTGTGTTTGTTCCCAAATTTGATTTATTAAATCAACTAATTTATATGACTGACAATAATACTCTTTACCTGTTAAAGTATCTTCGATATATGAAGAATTTTCCAGTTTTACAAATCTTTCACTCATAACCGTTAATCTCCTATGGTTTGATTACCATTTCACATTCATCACCAGACGGTACCAGTTCAGCACATTTATTCTGAACAACTGCTAAAGGCATATCTATTTCCTGCATAGAAATAATAAATGTTATCCTTGACTGTTTGGAATTATTTTCAAATGTGACTTTCATTTCCACTTCAACACCTACTGGTGCATAATACTCATACCATTCCTTGCTTCCTTTTTTCATAATCGTAATCTCCGTAATTCCCTTTTTATAACCTTAAACTCTTCATCAAAGTTAGGTTTACGATGCTCCCTAAGGTTACTTTCACCTAAGTCTTTTGGAGCATTATAAACAATTTCCCCCTCTTTTATCAGTTTACGTCTTTTTCGACTATACTTGACTTTCCGTTCTTTATATCCATTCTCACGGCATTTTTCACTACAATAGACTTGCCGGTTATGGTGTTTCTGGAATGGTTTGCCACAGTATTTACATATTGCTAAAGGGATAACATCACCTACTGCACTAATCATAATTATTCCTCTACCCAATACGGTGTGAAATCCTCCAATTCCTGAAGTATCTTATCATAGTCACCATTGAATTGGATCCCTCTGTCATCAATGTATGCGACTGCAGGATATTTGATACTGGTAACATTTCCCACATAGTCTAATAATTCATACTCCTGTAACCATTTGATAATTTTACTGTATCTTCTGGAGGACAGTATGATAACTGTATATTTCTGACTTAATGTTTGTAGGAATTCGGCTGCACCTTCACGTGGAGTTCCAAGGTAATCTTCATCATAACCTTTATAGTTATTCAATACTCCGTCGAAGTCCACACAGAGGAATGGTTTCATATGCTTTTCTTCGGTCATAATTTCTCCCTCATCTTTAGAGTGTTCAGTCTGTTTTCTAACATGTATCGGTTCCAGGTAATCTCACTTATTACACCGGAATAGTCCACTTTTTCACCAGTTTCCTTAAGTTCCAATTCTTTTATAATTCTTAATAAGCATTTAGCTTCCTTTTTCAGTTCCACTATTTCATGATAAACCATAATTCACTCCACCCAATAATATGTCCTATGCTGTTTAGCATCTCTTTCCAGATTAACCTCAGACAGTATACCTCTTGTACCCTGTGCAGCTTTAACACGTTTGTTAATACTTGCCGGTGTTATATGTGTGTGCCGACCGACAATATGATTGCCGTTAATGAAATCTGCTATCATTGTACCGGTAAACCGTTTTCCTTTATGTGCATAAAGGAATGTTTTAATAACATAATTCAACTTGGTATTAATGTCTACTGAGTTGGCTGCCACTTGTCGCATTCCACCACCTCATCCTTACTGAAATTTGGTTTTTCCAAGTCACAAATAGCAACACCTAACCCAAAGTCCTTATAATGCTTACACTGACAACAAAGATACAAGCTTATGATATCGGTTTCCATCTAGGAACACCCCTCTTATATACATCACTTTCATCATCAAAAGGATAATCAGTGAGAGTATCACATATTTTTTGTACAAAGGCTTTAGCAGTTTTATACTTGAAACCGGATTTACCATCATAATTAATAGTTAACAGTTTCCGTTCTGCACCGTTTGGATCCAAACCATCAAAAACATATTTCATCAGGTGGACCTGATAATGCTCTATATCAGTTTGGACATAGTATTCTACAACCGGAGTAACTGGTTTAGACATTGTTCCTCCTCTTTCCTTAACTCTTCCAATCTTTCCATATTGGGTTCTGTTTGGCCTTCTTCGGCCATAATCTGTATTCTTATTATTCTTAATTTTTCGTTTAACTGATTCATTTAAATTCTCCTAAAGTCACTTGCTTAGTAGTGTCTTTGTACTTATCGTTTCGATGGCAATAGTAACGTGGTTCATTAATATTACAGCAGCCACATTTACGATGGTCGCAACCATGACAGGTTCCTTTAATAGGTGCAACACCTCTCACACCATCCTTCCATTCCCACTCATGGTCATCCCTCCAATCATAACCAGGAGGTGTAGGAGTATAAGGTTTATACCCCTTATAATCCTTGCTCCTGAAGCCGTAGCCTTCTTCAATTATTTCATCTGTACTCAATTTTTTATTCCCCTTCGTCATTAGTTTCCTTGAAGATGCAGGAATCATACGCTAACACATCATCAAGTAAATCACAATAAGTATCATTCTTATTGAATTTGCATCCTTCACAAAAACTCATAAAAATTCCCCTACTTTCTTAGCCTTTAATTCATAATCATATGGTAAAATATCCAAGTCCACTAGTATGTCCTGCAGTTCCTGGCAGATGGCATCCTTGTCATCACCAGGAACACACTTCACAATGATACTTACATCAAAACAGTTAGTCCTCATAATGCAGCACCACCATGTTGACGATCATACTCATCCAGTAAGAATTGAATGTTAATAAATTTCACAATCTCCTCCTCATCGGAATGTACTATGTTTTCGATTTCAGACAAGGCATCTCTATAATTCATAGTCATCTTCCTCATCTTCCCATGGTTTCCAAGGATACAGATATTTCTCTTTATCTTCTTCAGGGATTTCCATACGAGTATAAATATTCCTAAAAGCATAAAACAATTTCATATGAGTATATTTTTCTAAGAAATTTGAGATGGTTTTATCATCCTTTACATCCCCAGTAAACTCCATAAGTCTAAATATCTGTTTAGGGTCTTGCCCTAGTTTATACCTTTTGACAATCTCATAAGATTCCTTCCAAGTAAATGGATAACCACGTTTTCCTTCTTTGGTTCGGAAACATCCCTCTGCGTAGATATAAGAATAAGTGGAATCATACCGGAGCAATTTTAGGTAAAAACTCAGAATTCTTATGTCATAATCTCTTTCAAAAGTTTCCATTTTTTTTTCTAAAGAAATTTTATCATATAAAACCTGACTTAAGTAGGATTTCATTTCATCATACTCATTTCTTAAATCATTATAATCCTCACACAAAGATTCCAGTTTGGAGGTTACTTCATTTAATGATTCATCTTTCCCTTCTATATGAATAGTATTCAACCCTCTAAAATAAATGTCATAGGATGAGTTTAGGAATTTTCTAATTTCATTCAATCCGTTTTTAACTTTCTCATAATTTTCTTCACTATACTTTGCAAGGTAGGGGAATTCTTTTTTAAGAACTTCTTCCAAATCAGGGAATTTTTCTGCACAATTATAATCTCTAGACCTATGGATTGAGATTACTCTCTTGTCTGGTCCATAAAAAATACCAGAAGGAATAACTCTTAATCCCCCTCCAAGATGTCTTCTAGAAGTTTTCTTAGCTACCTTTTTTATATCTTCTAAAGGGGCATGGTTATTTAACATTTGCACAATGAGAGGAATATCTATATTTTTACTCCCTAAATGATGCCCTTTTTCATATTTTGGGTTAATATATATTGTCTTCCTTTCAGTGTACAAAGTAACGACTGCATGTTCATCATCTTTAATTCGGGTAATATCATTATCACTCATAAGTTCACTCCCTTATTACATCTTTAAGGTCTAATTTGATTTCACCTTTTTTCACTTGCAAAAACCTTTCTTCAAGATAAGTACAATAATTAAAAAGTTTCTGATTACCACTATCCCAAGCTTCCACTTTCATATGTAACACATCAAGGATTAAATAATCAATTGGGAACTCTTCAATCATTGTTTTAACAGGTTCACTTTCATTAGCATCTACAGGAACACTCTTAAACTCAGTCATTGTACTCACTCCATACTACCTTCAACTATTTTCCTGACTTCAGGATCTAAATATTTAAGTCTTGACTGTACCCTTTCATCAAAAGTCATTCCGTCTGGTTCATTGTTTTCATCCCAACAGCTGACAATGAAGTCAGTTGCTGCATCTACTTTCTTTTTGAATTCTTCAGTTGTCATTGTTTTCACACTCTTATAATAAAATAAAATAAAATAAAATAAAAAAAAATATTTTTTTAAATAATAATAATACATACTAATACATACAATACATACTAATACATACTATACCTAACCTATATTCGCAGAACATTTTACACTTGAAACATAAAAAATTCAACTGTAAAACTTTTTAGACTTACCATCATTAACCGGCTCAAAACCCTTAACAATAGTAAAACCGGCTTCCTTACACATCCGACTTAACTCAAACCGGTCAACATTACGAAACGAAGCCACATTATTAATCTGATTCTCACCAACCTTATCATAAGTATCATGGATTCTTTGAAGTGTAGCAAAACTGGCAGACATATCCTTCTTGGAATCAATCTCAACCTGTTTATCTTTCTCAAGTTTACATAACCTTGACCTTAAGAATGTTAAGTGAGATTCATGTTCACTAATCTCTTTCTTTATCTCTTCAATTTCAGTAGAAGCATTAAGCTCTTCCTGGAGACAAATGTTCAAAAAAGTAGATAACGGCATAGCAAGTTTAGTCCTAGCAGCTTCAACAAGGTCTTTATCTAAAGTAATTGTTTTCTTAACTTTATTACTCACTACCTAACACCTCACAGATATGTTTACAATGATTCTTAACATCATTAATTTTTACACCACCAAACTCAAGGTTTTCCTTACGGTATGTGAAGTCAGGACAGTCACATTTCACTGTCTGTTCTTCATGATCCATACTGACAAGGTATTCAATGTGGGGGTTGGATTGGGATTGTACATCCCAATCTTCAAACTCTCCACATTTTTTATGTGACAATATGACCATTATACCACCACTTCATCATGGCAGGGACCACCACGTGCAGTCCATATTCTAAATAATTTTACAGACTTGGAAATATCCTTAAAAGACTGCAATTCCCTTTTAAGTCCATCTTCTGTTTTTTCATTTACACAGAAGATAAATGTTTCACTACCGTCTGCTCTTATGCCGATGTACTGTTCGGCATGTGCATATCTTTTATGTGTAGGCCTAGCAATCATGCTATGGCCTCCACTATTTCATCAATGTCTTCAGGACAGTGCACCTTACACCAGGAAATCACTTCCTTGTGTTCTTTGGCACTGATTTCTTTTTCCTGTAGTGACTGGTAACTGCATTTGAGTATATTGTTTTTGTTTACAGGTTTGCCCATATCCTTAAGTTGGGCAATAATGGACCTGACAAAACTTTCGATTAATGGTAATTCATCTGCAGTTTCAAATCCAATGTCTTCGGTTACAGGTTCTGGTTCTACAGTTACCGGTTCAGGTTCTGGTTCTGGTTTAGGTGGGGATGCTTCAGCTTCCACCTGCTGAAGTGTACGGTATTTTTTCACTTCATGCTTGTAGTTCCCATCCTTGTCAATGTAAGTAAGGTATTTCTCATTAACCATTGAATTTACCTTGATTACGGCCTTACTGCTCTGATTGTCCGGAGTATATATTACCTCCATGTCAATCTGACCTATAAAAATTAGGTTCTTTTTACTTGCAAGTAAAGCCCTTAAGATGTCATTCCATCTTTTGGATCTGTCACTATATGCTGCCATACCTTTAGCCTTACTGGTTAACATTTCCAGTAGACTGGTACAACCATCCAATATTATGGTATCGTAGTCAGTACGGCCGATTTCTGCTATAGTCTGTTTGATGTTGTTATAGGTTTTCACATCTGTACCCATATCAATATCCACTATAGGTAGATTGGTATAGTTGGTATCGTCAATGTCAATGACTACCGGATTTAAACCGTTTTGTCTGCAAAACTCTTCAGCGAATGTACTTTTACCGGAACCGTCAAGGCCATAAATTAATATTTTTTTAAGGTTTGGTTCCAATGCTCTGTTACGAATTTTTAATGCCATAGTAAATCACCTTTTAAAGATAACCGAATGTAGGGCCTTTAACAATAAAACAAAGGCCTAAAAAAATAAACATTGCTAGAATAAGCATTAATATGAATGCTAGTTTGCCTAAAAAATTAGTTGGTAGGAAATTCATAGGTTTAGGTTCCTCCCTTTTTGCGAGTCTTACTGGATCCATACTCAGTACCCTCCTTCTTCATGGTAGCCACGGATGGCCACTTCAGTTAAAGTTTCCTCTTCTTCAAGGGCAGGGTCTTCACCATCGTAGTAATCTTCATCTCCGTAGGCTGCCTCTAGTTCGGCATCCATACGGATACAGTGAATATCCAGTTTTTCTTCCCATTCCCAAGGGTACATTTTATATGGCCTCCTGGGTTAAAAAATAGTTCATCTTTCGGAGTACGTTTTTGAGTGCCTTGTTCTCTTTTTGGAGTTCGGCATCTTGAGAGTTTTCCAGTTTGTCCTGGATTTCCTCCCATTTTTCGTAGGAGATTAATACTCCATACTCGGTTTTTTCTATCATAATTGTCACCTTAGCGAGGTGAGAAAGACGTTAGGTGTTGCAGCACCTTTTGCCTCTCCCTTGTTATACTATTAGATTGTTATAGTATATAAATGTTTATCTTTTTATTTACCTTTATATAAATAAATTTATATTAAAATATAAATATTAAGATAAACATATATTAACTTATAAATATAAATAAAAATAGAATAGGTGATATGATGGTTATAAAAGAAACAAAAGTACAAGTAACAGGTGGAAGCTTAAGAACTTCAGTCCCTGCATATGTAGTTGATTCCCTAGGTATAAAAAAAGGAGATATAATCCGATGGTACCATGACAATGATACTAAAAAAACCTACATTGAGGTAGTAACGTCGGATGAGTAAAAAAAAATTTTCTTAAATTTAATCCTTTTTTTATAGATCCATACATTAACAATAATTATAAATATAAAGTAATCATAAAAATAGTAAATAGGTTACTTTAGAAAAATATGTCACTTTAGCGAGTTTACTATTTTTTGAAATTGTAACCAGGTCTTTTTGGAGTGTGTGAGATTTGGTTATAATGTTGCAGCATTACAACACTTATCGATGACCACTCCATCGACTTTTTTTAGACCTTTTTTTATAAACACCTTATTATCATACCAAGTTTTATCCTCTTTTTTATCGTATTCATAAGCTAATTAATATTCTATTTTTAATGGTATATAAGATTTATTGTTTAATCAAAGAACGGATTAAATATTAACTGTTTAATAAAAAACTAACATTAATACTATTTTGTTCAGTGGTAAAAAATAAATCCCATACATTTTCAATTTTCGTGTTCAACATTCACACTCAAACTTTGTGAGTTTGTGCAAAATAAACACATATAAAACACACTTAATTATATATAAATAAAAACATTTATAATTTTATGTTATTCTCACTCAACAACTCATCCAACAGTTTCTTAGCTTCCTCCCTGAAGTCCTCCTTAATCCGTTTATTTTCCTCCAATAACTCAAAGTTATCCTTCTTCAAGGAGACAATTTCAGACTGTAAAGGTTTCACCACTTTCTCCGGATCATACTCCTCAACCACCAGTTCCATATTATCGTAATCAGTAGTCACTTCATAAGTCTTATTGATTGTAACGGCATTCATAGCTTCGGCATACTGCAGCTTGAGTTTCCGTTCATCCTCAAAGAAATATGAACGTCTGGTCTTCTGGTCACTTCGGCCCTGCAGGAAGTCAATATCCTTTTCCGTTAATACATTACGGTTATGTACTTTTAGGTAGGTGGCATGGTATTTACGGAGCATGTGTATACGGAACCTGTTATGAGTGGATTTCTTACCCAATCCAAGGTGTTCATTCATTTCAAAGAACAGTCCTGAAAGGTATGTGATGTTGACTTTGAACAGTTTACTGTCCGGTCCGAGCAGGTCTTTCCTTGTTTTCAGGTAATCGATTATGGCCGTAGTGGCTTCTGGTGAACAGAAGGTGTAATAATATTCATTCACCTTATTTCTTCTTAATTTAATGGAAGGGATTATATCGTTTCGTTCATCCAACAATTTTATTACCTCATAAATATTGGTTTCATGTGTATAATCCTGCAAACTTAATATGAAGTCATTAATTGTTAAACCTAAAGTTTCGGCTCTGGCAGTTCCACTGCTGCTAATGAATAAGATTACTGCTCTCATAAGTGGATTGGATACTTTCAAAGCCTGACGTATAATTTCCTTTGTAGGCAAATCACGGTAGGTTAAGGGTGTTGGGTGGTGACATTGTTTGGTACTGATATAAGGTAGTTCCTGCAGTTCAATGTCAAAATACTTGTAAACTGTTTTTATCCTTGCCAGGTGTATCTGTGCAGTACCATACAGGTAACGGTCCAACAGGTAAGCACGGAAATTAATCAGTCTTTGTCTTATTTTCCGGTCTTTCCATCTTATCTTTTCTTTTTCCTCATATTCGGCCTCATTTATAAGTTCACTAATACTCATACTGTTAAAAGTGGTGTAAAGGTTTAGTGAGTGCCGGTAACCGGTTTTCGTGTTTTCAGCATAATTCCTGTCTCTGCTAATTTGGTTTATAATTTCGTTGTCCTTTTTCATAATCATATTTTCAGAGTCCTATAATATTATGTGTATTGGGAGAGCATTTGAAAACTAATACATTTCTATGAAGTCGGAAATTTTAAAATATTTCAAAAATAAATATTTGGAAATTTCCGACTTTTTTCTCCCTATACTAAAGATATGTGGTTACATAATTATTAAAGTTTTAACTGTAAAAAAATTTAGGAATAAATATTTGGAAATTTCCGACTTTTTCTAAAAATAGTTTAAAAAAAAAATAGACCAGGAACCACATTGATAGGTTCCTGGTCTATTAAAATATTTCATAGGTGAAAATATGAAACTTAGTATAAAAATTCGTTTTTACTGGACATAATCCTTACAGTCATGATTGGTATAAATTACATCATTAGGATCATGAATGTCCAACTCATGACGTCGAGTATTAATCTCAACCTGCATCTCAAGGACTCTATCGGTTAGGCCCTCTTCAGCATATAATTTATCACATTTCCTTTGCATATTCTTAAGATTAATTTTATCAAGGAATTTCAAGTTTTATACCTCCATTATACAAACACTTTTCTGTCCCATATTTGCGATATATTGGGATTGTGTACTAAAGGTTCTGTTTTCATGGTATCCCTGGTAACTGCCATCACTGTTTTTGTTACCCAGACTGTTCAATATGATTATAATTTCCTTGTCCAGGTCAATGGATTTGAAAGTTTCGTAATGACCGTATTTGAGTCTGTAGCATAGGTGGAAAAATATTGCTTTGCCATTGTTTACCATTTTACCTACAGCTTCAAATCTTTCCTTTTGATTCTTTCCCAGGTCACTAAAGTTTTTCCAGGATATTTTCACTTTTTTATTATATTTTTTGTTGAACATTGCGACTGCTGTTTCGATTCCCTGGTGTCCGGTACCTGCAGTTGTCACACCTGCCCATTGTGCAATGGTTTTTTCAGGTACAAGTATACCGGTCAGTCTGTAAAACATTTGTTGTAAAGCATTGCAGCTGCAATAATAAGAAGTACATTGTCCCATACCGGAGCAGCCTAATTTTTCAAGAAGGTTCTTTTGTACATATTTAGTTACTTTTTTAGTAACTGATGTAGATTGGTTAACTGCTTTTTTTACTGTTGTACTGGAAGTGTTAGTATTTGAGAAAACACTCTTATTAAAAATACAATAGTTAGGGTTAACCTTGTTTTCTGCATAGTATACTATAATTTTAGCAAGACAATATGTGAACAGTTCAAATGATACCTTAGTTTGAGACTTTGTGGTGGTGATATAACTTGGTACTCTTTTGTTGGATCTACAGTAATCCATGAAATGGTTTATCATGCTGAAGTAATCTGAAGTCATTACCTTTTCACCACTTATTGTATCTTTATGTGATGTGGTGTTGTATCTGGTAATGTGTAGTAATGGGTAATCTTTCACTACGTATTTGCTTACTATGAGATTTGCCATCATATAACTAGTGGTATAAATGCTGTATACTACACCGTTTATCTTATTGGTGGTTGGCATCTTATGGTTTTTTTCATAATAGGCTTTTATTTCTTTAGCTTCCTGTATTATGTAAGCTTGTTTCATTTTTAACCTCTCTTTTTTCAATTTGTACTCTTTTTTGTAGTACGGAGCAGATTATTATGTTGTCCAGTCCGTATTCACAATCATATTTTCGGTTTGTGTTTTGGAATGCACAGTTTTTACAAGGATTATAGGTTTCCATTTTTCACTCCATAAAAAAAATTATTTGAACTGTCCGATATTATCGGACAGTTCGTTATACACTAATATTACGAACACTAATAGAATACTATATTATCAACATACACATTTATTTGTGAACTTGAGGCACTTCCAACCCTTAAATCTATCTTCTTAATGTCATCTGTTGTCGGTGCATCGATGGTATATGTTCCATCTTCAGTAATTTGCAATGTTGTTGTAACTTCTGTATTATCGGATTTTCTGCTTACGAATTGTCCATTAATTCTCCCAGTTGTATGGATTGTGAATCTTATGTGTCTTACATCGTCTATCGCTTCGTGTTGGTCTGTTCCATCTTTTCTAAGTGCAACCCACTTACTTACATCTAATACTGCTTTCAGACTGTAATTTCCGATACTATGCCATTCCTCTGAAAATGCGAAACTATATCCACTTGACCCAGTAAAGTAAAATCCATCTAAATCGCTTATTTGGTCTGAAAGTATTGGTAAATAGAATACTCCATTAATAACAGTACATTCTGCCTCTAATGAACCATAACTGGCAGTAAATGTAAATTCCCCAGTTGTACTTAAATCTGAAATATTAAAGGTAGCAATCCCTTGACTGTTCGTATTACTTGTATATTCAGAACCGTCACTACAAACCAGAGTAATGGTTTCACCACTGAAAGGATTACCATTTTTCAATAATGTAGCTGACAAGTTAATGGTATCTCCAACCTCAACAATCAAACTACTATCAGACAATGTGAACTCATAGCTGTTAATCAGTATAGTCAAAGTAGCAGTACTCTGAGTGTAGTAATCATCACCTGCATAAGCAATACTGAGTGTATGATATCCACTACCCATAAAGGATAATGTGGTTGAAAACTCACCGTCACTGTCAGTAGTCAAAGTTTCAATAACAGTTCCACCCTCACTAATAACAACACTCTCACCAGCCATAGCATCACCATCATCAGTTAAAAGTGAACCTTCAAGGGTTATACTGTCACCCATATCAAAGGCCGAATTATTGGATGGAGTGGTTACAGTCAGTACAGTTGTTTCCTTTTCAACCTCTTTAGTCACAGTACTGCTGCTGCAGCTATGATACAAATCAGATCCATCAAAACTTAACTGGAAAGTATGAGTACCCATATGCACAGGGCAATGAGTGAAACTGACAGCACCACTACTGTTAGTGGTTGCAGTTGCCACCTGAGTGTTTCCAATGAACAGTTTAACTGTAGCTCCTTCTATGGGAGTGTTGTCAAAGGTATTCATTAATGTACCTGTAATGTTGAAATCATCACCATATACAAGGTGCAATGGTGTCTGAATGGATAAAGAAGTGGTTTTGATAACACCTATACGTGTTAACCTACCCATCAAATCAGTAAATTTATCAGCTACTGCATTACTGGTTACAGCATGTGAATCATTATCACTCACACTATCAACAATATCACTATCAGTCAGGTATTGACTGTGTGTGTGGTTGGTGTCTGCCTTTCCTGCGAGACTGTCATGCACAGCATTACTTGTCACAGGATATTTGGAACCGTCAAGGATATTAGGAAGTACTATGTTTTCCTCATTTTTCTCATATTCAAGATAGGTATAGGTTGAACTGGAAGGATAACCACTTGCACTTGTATAATCTGAAAGATAACCTTTAGGTACAAATATTTTACAAGTTGCAGGCACATTATGGAAATGATAACCTCCTGTAAGTGTAGGTGGGACAATAGGTTCAAATATTAGCACATCTAAACCAGTACATTCATATATAAACCTCCCACCAATACTTGTAATGGATTTCGGAATATCTAAACTGGTAAGACTGCTGCAACCGTAGAAACAATCGTCAGATATACTTGTAATACTGTTAGGAACAGTAATATCTACAAGACCCTTACAATTCATGAAACAGTTTTCTCCTATACTGGTTACACTGTTTGGGATATCTATACTAACAAGATTTTCGCATTGGTAGAATGCTTGTTTTTCTAAAGTAGTTACTGTGGTTGGGATACTAACTTTTTTAAGACCCCAAAGTGTTTTAAAACAATATTCTTTTAATGTGTTTATATTACCACTTATTCTAATAGTGTATATGTCCTGTGAATCATAATAATGGAGTAATCTGCCGGAAGTGTAAGTTTCAACATTTCCATCACCCCAGTCAACGGTTAATTGTCCGGTGAAATCAAAAACAGTGTCTTTATATGATCTGAAATATGTATCCACACTTGCATCATATATCATTATAAGGTCTGTTGAACCTGTAATTTCACTGTGAATAGCTTCAAAAACACATTTGGCTGAAGGATACTCTGTATCCGTGGACAAACGGCTTAAACTGGTTACCTTATTGCTCTTTTTTTCATAAACATCATCAATACTGCCTAACTCACTGTCAATAGCAGCATTAATAATGGACTGATTACTGTTAGCTGGTGTTTCCAGATTAGTGTAAGCGGTATCATCTATGATATGGTCTGCATTCACACTTTCAACAGTTTCCAATGCACCGTTAACACCAGTCACCACAATTTTATCAGCACTGGAACCAATCTTACCATCACTACTGATATTACCATGCACATGCTGATTCTTAACAGTACCTGATTCATAACGTTCCTTAACAGCTTTTACTGTAGGATAACTTGCATTGTCACTACTGTAATCTCCGGAGATATCGTTCTTTTTGTTAACCTGCTTATTCTCATATACAGTTGCAATATCTGTCACATCACTAACTGTATGTTTATGACCTACAGGAGTGTAATGTTCATCAAGATCACTAACGTCACTGACTGTATGTTTATGTCCAACGTTGCTTTTTGCATCAAACAAATCCTGGAATGATATTGTTCCCAGGACAGTACCGTCATCATTACTGAATATCAATGAGTAGCCACTCAAGGCCACACTATCATACTTAGTATCCAGTTTCTCAAAGATTGTTTGGATCAGGTGGTCACTTGCACCACCCTTAATTTCTGAAACCTCACAGTCAAGGCCGGATTCAAACAGTTTCAAGTGTAATTTCTGAGTAGTGATAATATGTTCAACTTCCTCATTATCTTTATATACACCGTAAAGATTGAATCTGAAGCCTTTGCCTTTGAGGACCACATCAGGTACGGTAACAATCCATTTATCCAGATTATCATCATATTCCAACTGGTCTTCGTAATGCTTGTTCTTATAATGGAATACACAATACTTTGTGTAATCTTCCCATGTCTTATTGAAACTGAATGCAAACTGTAAATAATTCTTTGAATAATTCACATTGAATCCGGTTTCCACTTCTGATAATTTCTGTTCTTTAACAGTAAACTCTATAACTACCAATTCTATCAAAACCTTAGTAAATTTATTTTATTTTTTTTAGTAATCAAAATCAAAACCATCAGTATAGAGACTAATACCCTTAGCTAAACCGAGAGTATTCTTTAAACCAGTAATGTTTATCACAGTACCGTTAATAGTCCATTTATCATTTTCCCTTTTCACAGTAATACCATTGGCAAAAGTCTGGTTAAATGAGGTTACATTACCTGAAGCCATAACGGTTTCAGTTCCGTTAACAACTTTCACCAAACCAACAACATTAGCGCTGATTATCTTGAATGCTATGTAATCACCGGTACCGTTATTCAATCCAATGTACAGTTCACCACCACTAGGATTTATTCCACCGGCCAACACCATGGTATAATCCATGGAACTGGTGTATTCGTTAGTCATATACTTCAAACTGTTTGTTGTGCTGCTGATACCTGTCTGGTCTTCAACATTACTATTCCAGTTATCATTGTCAAAGATAACACTTTCAGGACTGTATTCACAGATAACACTGGCAACATCACTTGTAACTCCCTGATAATAACTGTCCTGATTAAACTGAGCATAATAATTATACGTTGCCAAACCTGTCAATGTCAGTGACTTTGAAAAAGCTCCGTTGCTATCGGTTGTTACTACTGCAGCAGGACCCTGTATCAGTATGCTTTTATTCGCTATACCATTGCCCTGACTATCTGCAAGCACCCCACTCCATGTAACTGTAGTTCCTGGAGCCACACCCTTAGCTGAAGCCTGAAAACTCATAACTGTCTCTTTGTGAGTTGAAGTTAGCAGACTGACTGCACTTGTGGCTGCACCATATGTACCGTCACCCTCAAAAACACAAGTAACATTGAAAGTCCCTACAGTATTGGGAGTGTATTCAACGGAATTATTACCATAAGCATTTGTGGTTTTGGTTCCTATCAGGGTGGAATCAACATAAAATTTCATGGTTAAACCGCTGGGAGCACGTACACCATGATCCCATATTGTACAACCGATAACTATAGGAGTGCCTACTTCCACAGTTATGTTTTTTACTGCACTTCCGCTGTCACCTCCTACAGGGTATAGCCACATACTTAGTGATAAATCGGTCTGTGCCATTTCAAACACTTTAACGCTTGCAGGTCTGGAACTGTCAGTTACCATGCTTACCGTTGACTGGTATTTCATAAAGGTGCCTGACAGTTTTTCCTCAAGGATATTGTTCAGCCCTCTACACTCTTCCGGTGTAACGCTTATTTCATTAACCAATTATTTCATACCTCCTTTTTTTTAGAATGGTAAAGTTGGATAAGTACTTTGACTTCCTGGAGGATTTCCATAACCTTTAACATAATTCCCCCAGGGATTCTTAGTTTTCCATACACATGTATCCACATAACGCCATTTTCCACTGGCTTTTGTGATAATCTTTGAGAAAACATGACCTTTTGATCCACTTGATACATTAACATATTTCATAGTTAAACTATCAGTACACCCTGCTGCATCACCTAAGGTCAATATTAATCTTGTCTGGTCGCAACAGTTAGCACATCCTCTTTTTAATACTGTTGCAGGTGTTCTTTTAAAATTCCTGTACCTTTCATATTCAATATGTGTATGCACCCATGATACAATTTTTTTAAAAGCAGCCAAATCTGTACTGTTACCGACAATTGCCAATGCCTGCTTTCTTACAGATTCCTCTATTGTAGCAACACTTGTACGTGATTTATTACTGGTGACATCCCTTGTCTTAACAGTTTTAGTGACTGTCTCATACAACATTTTACCTTTTTTAAGCTTGTAGGCCTCTGTTTTACTTGATTTAACTGGTTTTTTGTATACTTTCAAGTCCTTATGAGCACTGTTATGATTGTTACCAAATATACTGTAATCTGCATCACATTTCTTACAAAATATTTGAGCCTCAGCACTACCTGATTCCCTACGGCCTGTAGCTGGGAAAGTTCCCCAGTTACCATGCTCATTACCTGCCCAAAAGATACTCCAGTATAACTCTTTAGAACCACACATAGGGCACTTACGAACAAATACTGTCTTATAGAATTTATAACCATATTTACCCAGTTCGTTACCTGCAGACGGCCTACCAATACCCATAATATACTTGCCGTCAGGACTTACACCGTATTTAGTGTAATACTCCTTTGTCTTAACAGTCTTACTTTTACTGGTTGTTTTACTATTAGTCTTCTGTTTGGAAGGGATAACACTCTTTGTAGTAGTCTTTACAACTTCTTTAGTGCCTGTGACATTAACATCAATAGTCAAGCTTGATTCTTCATATTCCTCATCCCCACCGAAGTTAATTCTTAACTGGTATAATCCAGGATTATATTTCAATGTGATATTGGCATAACCGTTTGCATTGGTACGTTTGGCATAAACCTTTTTGGATAATGTGACATTATTCTCATTTACATTGTACACCTGTACAGTGATTAACTTATTTGCAGGGTAATGTATACTGTTGCTATCCCGATCATTCCAATCCTCATTAACAAGTCTAATCTGCACTGTCTTTTTCTGAGGATATTTAAATTCAACATTACTTGCATCTATATAAGTCCTGTTAGGAATTGTTTTCAAGTTGCTTGTTGTATAATTTGACAGTTTCACAGTATTTTTAGCTATGTCATGTGCTTCCTTACTTGTTTCCACCACCCTGGCAGTGATTAACTCCTGACTGTCCGGCAGTTTAACATATACTTTATCATGTAAATGGTACTGGTTGAAAGTACCGTTTCGTAAGTTAGCCACATCTATGTCAATGTCCACTACCGGTTCCTGTTTTTCCTTCAGCTTCAAACACACGGCATTAAAAATAGCATACACATCCTCATCACTGGTTTCCACATTACCAATTTTAGGTAAAATCAAAGGACCGAGCTCATCCCTTGTATCTGGTCTTCCTTTAACCTGAGTATATTCTGTAGTGAATACATTATCAGTACTGACAAATATTTCACCACTCATCTTATCAAATGGTGCTGTCCAATAGGCAGTACCTCTCCAAAATTCCCAGGTGTTGTTACTGGAATTGTCACTGTCAATATTATCAGTCGGTTTATATGGTCTGCTCCAGTAATTATTGTTGATGGTAGAAGTCCCCAGGTAAGATTTGGCCTCTGCAAGTGTAGGTTTTTTTACACTTATTTTTTCTATAATCATAGGGACTGTATCGCCTTTGCTAATTTCAAGGTTTTTCCATGCAGTGATTATCTTATTCATATCTGAACGTGATAAACTGTTACTTGCATCAGATGAATCATTGAGGCTTAATATTGGGGCTATCGCATTGAAAGTATCTTCTTCATCAGTCTCCAATGTAATATTCTCAACGTTACTTCCAAAGTCAAGTATTTCCTCATGAACAGTACCTATCATCCTGTTAATATATGTTGAAAAAACAGTTTTATCAGTAGTAGTATCATAAATTTCAAAGATGGAATCGTCAGGCAAAACACAATCCTTTATTTTCTGGTCCTGTGATGGGGTTCCTGGAACAACATAACCACTTCCAGGATAACTTCCAGGGTCTTTATTTTCACTGGAAGGTATAACAAAACTTTTATTATTCACATCCAAAACAATAGTCTGACTGCTATCCATACTCAAACAGATAACGGCATCTGTAACACTACTGTCAAAACCTATAGTTTCACTATCCCACTCAAGTTGAGTCTGTTCTGGGTCAGATTCATCATACACCATACCATCACTGTTAAGTGTTTCCATACCATTAGTGATACGGAATGCAGTAGTGGTTGGATCCAGATTATACACAGGTTCACTTTCAGGGAATGTGGTTATGTCATTTTCATTTTCCACATCTTCAAAAGTATCCTCCGTAAGGTTACCATCACTGTCAAAAACACCGTTAACTGTAGTGTCATCCATAAAAGTGTAATCCAGGTATAAAACCCATGGTTTTTTCACATTCAAAGGGTTTAGGAAATCAAGGTAACGGTGAATAACATTAGTATAAAGGTCTTTTTCATACCTTGTAACAAACACATTACCTGTCTCCTCCTCAATAAGTCTCAACAGATTCATAAGATTAATGGTGCCACTGACTTTAATTTTACTAACGGTACTGTTAATGCAGTTTTGCACCACTCCCATATTGAAGTAAGGCCCAAACCAGATATTCAATGCATTCCAGTTTATTGTAACTGTCACTCCATCATTGGTATTGGTTACAGTGAAACCATTGGCTGCTGTAATGTCTGTTTGACTGATTGGTGCAGCATAATTCAACTCTACCAAAACCTCTTCAACATCAAATGTGAAACTATTGTCTTTATAAACAGATTCTTTTACCTGAGTATTGATAACATACAGGCAGTCTTCAAGATTTACGTCCCCACTTACCCATATCTTATTTCCCTTACGGAATAATTGTTTATCAGTATGTAACTCCTGGAATTTGTACTCAAATTCCAATGTTCTAAGCCCATCTTTGCTGTGTTTTTCTGTTATGCTGCAAAGGTCAGGGTCAAGGAACTGCAGGAAATTCTCATCATTGTCAAAAACAGTAATGGTTAACATCAGTTACCACCTTTCCCTATACTCTACACTATAAATTGTACAATTGGTTCCTTGTAACTGGAATTCACCATGCAGGCTGAACCAGTCACTGTTGATATCCACATAGTTGCTAATGTTTATTGGGTCATCATCTTCCAGGTCTTCCTGCAGGTATGCTTTCTGATTGGCACAATCCAATACAATAATCTTACTGGTCCATTCGCTTTTGCAGGTCATACGGAAGCTTTTCTCATTAACAGTTTCCAATATTGTAATGTCAGTATCCTCAGGTTTGAATGTGATTACAGGACTTACCGCAGCCAGTCCCTGGACAAATCCAATGTTACCTGTCACAGTTGGATCTATCTTAAAACTTGTACCAGCTGGGATAACAAGTTTAATTTTAACCTTGTAATCGCTGATATTTGTATCAATGCTGAGTGTATCTTCAATGACATATTCAAAATAGACATCGGGATAATGGCTGAACCATATCTTTTTAGGTATTGGTCTGTTGTACTGGTCTCTTTCATTAACCAGTAATTGGGTGAAATGTCTTAGCATATCTGTTGAATTCTTTATGATACATTCACCGATATTAACAGTCATCTCAATTGTTTTTTCTTTTATGTTTTGCCTGTAAGCGTCATTGGTATCTGTACCATCAATCTGTAAATAATCTGTATCTGTGTTAAGGCCTTCCGGTATTGTCAGGTCTTCTATGAATGCTCCATAGTACCCAATGTTTTCATCCTCAACCTTACAGATTATATCCTGTTTGGTAATATCATTCATGTAGAAGACTACTTCCATGTCTCCGAAGTTGAGGCTGGAATCGGAATTGTTCAACATGTTAATGGCTTTTAACTGTATTTCCCAGTCCTCCAACTGTGTAAGTTCTGTTGCTGTGAATCCCCAAAGGTCACCCAATCCTCCAATCTGGAAATCCTCAGTATCTTCAGTTATCAATATACTTCTTTGACCTTTGATTCCATCAGGATTAACAAGTGTAGCATATAACAGTAATTCCTCTGATTGTTCAACAGTACCCTTGACAGCTATTCCCTGCACAGCTATATCCTCATTGGTACCGTAATCATCACCTAAGGGTAAATCATACAGTACAATAGTACTGCTTTCATCATTAGCTCCAATCAGTAATTCACTTATCCCACCAGTGTTATTAACAAGGTCATCAATAGGTACAGGATAAACACCTGTAGGTTCAAAACCCTTGTATTCACTGGTCTGTTCCACTACACATGGATTTGTGAATCTGACAGTACACATATCATAATTGTAATCCTCTGCCTCATCATAATCCCCTGTAACTAACAGGTATAATGGGTAATTATGATTATAAGCGAATTCACATTCAAGATTGTCATAAGTGTTAACATTATTAACGGTATTACTCCAATATGCAGCATTACTGATAATCTCCTGTAATGTCAGGTTATCATAATCAGTACTGTCCACTATTGTTTCATACGGATCCAATGTTGCATCAGCATAAAATTTAACAACAATATCAAAACTGTAAACTGTTTCACTATCTGAATCTACTACAGTACATGTAATATTGACATCTGAATAGCCATATCTTCTAAAGGATACTGGTACATTGTAAGTGTCACCTAGACTAATGCTCTTTGTACTTCCTGCATTGACAAGGTTGTTGTCAATCATCATACGGTTATCAGGAACGAGATTTAATGTGCAGCCGGATAATTCAAATGAATGTGGCAGATTTATTTGAGTGTCAAATCTGTCCTCAGTATTCTCATAATGTATTGTATGATACACATTAGCCTGTACTGCATTGTTAAACACTCCTATACGATTGTTCTTATACCAGTCACGTGGATAAGTATCATCAGTAATTGTTTTCACATAGGATTGTACCATATAAGCGTATCCATGGCCTAAACGGTTCAGCTCCTCATCAGTCAATTGTATAAGTGTACAGAATGGAAGGTCAAGACTGCTTTCCGCAGGAATAACCTCAACATTGATTTGAGCATAAACAGTATCCATCACTCCACCAACACGTTTACAAATGTAAATAGGAGTGTAACCTGTTCCTGCATACTTGACCTTGAAGTACACTCTATTCAAATCAATACTGATATTCCACAAACCGTAAACATATGCATTGCTCACGGAATCGATTTGTGTATCTGTATCATCATAAATTTTAAGACTGCTGAACTGTAAATCCGGTGAATATATCACAACATCCGTTAAACTGGTTAATGTGGAAATATCTCCAATGTTGAATACAGTACCATATTCATTAACCGGTATCTGCAGCTTGTTGATTGTGGTTTTATTTATAATTGTACTTTTATCATCCACTATGGTTTCACTGCTACTGGTTGGCCTGTCAGATATTGTTACATCTTTGGAAGCCACAGTACTTTTATATGATTCACTGGCTGTGAAGGTTCCTGTATAACTGGTTGTTCCGGAAGGATAAGTGATATTAGGTTTGAAAGTTAATTGGATACTGCGTAAGTGTTTGCTTTTGTTTATACCTGGATTCCAACTAAAGGTGGTTGCATTTATCTGTGACAATGAACCGTCACCGTTACTTGACTGGAAGTTAAAACCGGATGGTGTGGTAATGGTCACTGTAGGGTTATGGCCGGTACCGTTGGTGTCTCCAATCTTACAGGTCATTACAACATTTTCCTTATTGTAGTTTCCACTTGTATGGATCATTCCCAAAGCATAAGTTGCATCAACATACTCCACTCTTATTTGGATGAAGTTAAGTCTCATGTATCCTTCGTAATCATTGGCATTTTTTGGATAATCAAACTTAACACCGAAACTGTTACTGTTCACTTTGGCTACAGATGGACTTATTTTAAAGGTTTTCTCATGAGTGGTCAAACTTGTAGTTGGAGCTACACCTTTACCACTTGCACCACTTACATTTAGCAAAGTTATTGTAGGTGCCGGTATATTGCACACCTTACCATTACCACCTGCAACTTTACTATGACGGTAACGTACAGTGATTGATTTAATCAAAGCACCGGATGGAATATTAAAACCAAACTTTGTAAGTGTCAAAATACTAGGTCGAGTATTCAATATGGCACTCTTTCCCTTGATGACTCCACTGCTTTCACAATAGGTTCCAGTACCACTAGCCTTAAGATTATTCAAATTCTCAAAAGTACGGTACACCCCACCAGTAGTTTGTGTTATTGTACCTGCAAATTTAGTAACAACACTCATCTTTTATACACCTCTTGCCCTGTTGGCCTTAGCCAGTAATCTGGCCTTTACCTTACTGTCCAATGCCTGGAAATAACTGTTATTCACTAATAAATCTATGAAACTTTTATCCTGCACCATCTTCTGCAGAGCTTCCAATAAAGTATTCTCATCCATATCATTAGGCACATTCTTCAGATCCAACACCAGTTCCATATTCTGATTAACATTAACCTCAAGGTTTTCATCAACTGCATATTCCCTGTCAGTTGTAATATTCAAATCCTCAGAAGTAATACCCAGCTGGGTAAGAATCTCACTATCAGGAGTCTGGCCTTTTTTGAGACTGTTGATAAGGTCTTCAAACATACCTTCATAATCGAACCCCTCGGCTCCACCGGTTAAGGCACTGGTTATTCCCTTCCAGATATCCTCACCGACCTTTTTGGCCTTATTGTACAGTTCACTACCAACCTTAGTCAGTTGTGTTCCAATCTCCAATACCTTATTGTACACTTTACCAGGCAGGTCAGATATTGCACCGGTTACGCCACGTACAATATTACCTGCTGCAGTTGTGGCCTTACTGAACCAGCTACTTGCACCACTTGTAATTCTTGTTGCTATCTGTAGCATGTAAGTGTAAACACGGCCTGGTAAGTTCATGATATTATTGATTATTCCTTGGAACATCCTTTTGGCACCATTAATAGCTCTTGTTACCCATAAGTTGGCCTGTAACAGGATATACAATGCGACTCTTTGCAATACCTGAAGGAATCTTCCAGGTAAAGCACGTATATTACTGATAATATTATTAACAAAATTGACTGCCGCTGTTATTGCATTGCCTGCAAGCTGACCTGCAAAACCAATGACTGCATTTATGATCCTTTGGAATATTGGTCCAAGGTTGGCAATAATCATATTCCAAACAGTAATAATGGCTGTGTAAATATCCATCTGTCCACTGCCTACCTGACTGAATATACCTATCAGTTCCTGGATAATACTTATAACAAGTCTAATAGGGAATGTTATAGCTTCCCATGCAGTACCAATCGCTTCAATAAGGGCTCTCACTATGTCGAATTCTCCACCGGTAGCCACTCCAAAGAATTCAAGGATTGCATTCCAAGCCCAACCAATGGCCGAAATAAGGGCATTCCAAGCATCAGTCAAACCTTGTATTACAGCCTGAACATCAGGATGATTAATGAAAGCAGACCATAATCTCTGAATACCGGCCCATATTGCATCAAGCATACTTCCAATATCTGTCCACCAACCGAAAGCCTTACCAATCTCATAAATGGCCACTACCAGTAGACCTATGGCTGCTATAATCGCTAATATAGGCCATAATGCAGCACCTTCTGCAATGGCTAAACCACCAAATGCAACTGTCGCACCTTCAGCAGCAGCAGCTTCAGTGGTAATACCGAGTGCAGCTGCCACACTAGCAATAGCACCTTCACCCTGAATAGCATTACTAATAGTTTGAGCTATATTCATTTCAGTAATGAATCCTTTAGTGGCTTTTAAGGTGGAACCTAACTCTTTCAGTCCTTTAAGGGTCATTCCGAAACTACCTACTTGGCCGATAAATCCTACAAAACTGGATAACGGACTGAGAACATTACTTACCGATAGACTTACATCTTCCCATGCAGCACCTAACTGGTCAAGGATTGTTTTATGTTCTGCTTCCTCATCTGCCAATTGTTGCAGTTGTCCTTCGTATTGGCCTGTGACTTCACTTGCATGATCCAAAGTACCGGCCTGAATACCAAGTGCCTCTTCAAGTTTCCGAGTATCACCGTCAGCTTCCTCAAGTGCATCACTAAGACCGGATAATGCAGCACGTCCACCACCGTATTTTTGTGTGGCTGCTGCTATGATAATACTGGACTGGTCCACATCAAAACCTAATTCCTTAAATTGAGCATCATATTTACGGAGGAAACTGTAGTAGTTTTCCATTCCACCGACAGTATTTGCATTTGCATAAGCTAGCGCATTAAAAGCAGTTTCCACATTGTTCATATCTACACCAAGTACTCCAAGTTCCTGGCCTAGACTGTTTACTGTGGATGCTCCCATTCCGAAAGCATCGTTAATTTTATCCAGGTTAGTGGCTGAAGCTCCAAGGTTCTGGCTTGATACTCCCATCTGGTCTAATGATTTCACATACATCATTGCCTCATCATTTGGGAATGTGGCATTTGATATAGTGTTAATCAGATTAACCATTTCAGGTTCTGCTATACCTGTCTGTGTGGCTAACTGTCCCACGGTTATGGCTGCCTCATTCATTTCCTGAGCCATACCTTCGGCTTTACTACC